CCACTGAGCAATATCACCTATCTCTATGGGTTGTGATGTGTTGAGTGCTGCATGAATAAGCAGGTTTCCGGTAGTCAGTGAATCGCAAAGCCCGAAGTGGGATATCGTTCCCCATGTTCCTCCGGTAGCTTTCGCAAATACGATTGTATCGCTGTTTGAAGATGCACCCGCCGCCGCTATTTTCCAGTCGTCATGTCCGATACGTGCATAATTCTCTCCTGGTTCTGAGATGGTTGTACCCGTATCGTTGTCTGCGATTGTTGCGGTGCATAAAGCGACAAAGATCGCAGCCGGTTGTGTATATGCATCATCTTTTAACAGATGGTCAAGAATCTTGTTTGCCAAATAGTCACTTGCGCCTGCCGCATCGACCGACACATCGAGATCACCTATCGCAACTCCCGGAGTATTGCCTGTCAGGAAGGTTTTGTTCGGTGTGACTGCGCCGTAGGCAATGACATTACCAGTTAATAGGGTAACGGTATCGAGAATAGCGAAATGAGTGATAGCGTCCCAATCGGTTATTGCATCCTCGAATGTTATTAATGCCCCGTTTGATGTTGCCCTTGAAGCTGCTGCAGCCCAATTATCACAAGATTTTCTCACGTATGAAGCATCTACATCAGTTCCGGTATCAGGCTCTGTTATCGAACCACCTGTGCCAGCATCGAGCGGATCCCCTGTGCAAAGTCCAAGAAAAAGCGCTGCCGGTCGTGTAAACGAAGCGACCTTTAGGATATGGTCAAGCATTTTGTTTTCTGCATAATTACTTAATTTTCCAGCCATGACATTAACTCCTTACTGGTGTCGTTTCTCTGAATTGTACCCAGAATTTAGCCATATACAAATTCGTTTTGGTTTTCGGTGTGAGCATATCCAAATCACTTCCCCTGACATACATCAGCGAGAAAGTCGTGCCATGGTACGGAACCACTAAAGTGCGGTTCCCGGCAAGCTGAAGCCTGTGTTCAAACAATGTTAATTGCCCCCGCATTACAGCAAACGATGTCGAGCGCACATTACAAAACATGACAATATCACGCCCCTCAAAATAAATATCATTCGCTGCATTGAAAGGGTCCTCGCCGTCTGAATCAAGCCACGATTGCGACAAGTCTCCCTTGCGATTCAGGAAGGAATAAAGCCCCGTTATCCGCTCAACCTTTATCCGCCAGGTTCCAAATATATCATAGCCGTCAATCGTATAACCGCTCAAAGGGTAATAAGGCATTCTATGCTCCTATGGCTCGCGTTAGCGGCCCCGGTGTATTGAGTATCGAAGGTAGATTCGTTGATGGTGTCCCGCCGAGTTTTGCATCAATGCTCTTTAGGTGTCTTGTGTTGACTGCCGTCTCTTGATTTGCCTTCATATTTTCGTTCGCCACTGACATGAGGTATGAAATATTGCTATTTGTCATTGAGGTTGAGTCTCTAATTTCTTTTGTTACATCCAGCAACGGCCATGCCTTTGCATAAATATCCCATACGCCATTTCGTATTCCCTGTAATTTCCCGTTACTTACACCCACAAGCCCTTTTATTTCAACCGTATTCATAAGCAGAGCATTGAACTGTCCTGCGAGTAGTCCGGCTGTCTCTTCGGTGATACCCGCTATAGCCCCCGCAAGCCCCGTCTTTGACGTTCCGGTTGTTCCCGTAATACCAACCCCCGATGTTCCCGCTATTTCATTCCAAGCGTCCCAAGCATCCTGCATCTGGTTAACAAGCCCGCCCGTCAACCATGTTCCACCCAATTTCCCGGTATGCTGTACTCCGAACCATAATGTTTTAAGGTCTTTTATTTCATCAGCGGTTAATCCGCCTTTTGATAGTTCTGCAAATTGGGTATAAAATGGTTCCAGTATTTTGCTAATCATTTGAGATTTAAAAGCGCTTAATAATGCATCGCTCATTAGTTTTTCAAATGTATCTGCAAAGTTCTTCGCAGAATCAAGACCCTGTACAAAACCTTCGGTTATTGAATCTGCTATACTCTCTGTCGTTGTCCCGGTAACCTCTTCGCTAATTGAATCTGTCAGCTCTTTTATTTGTTGTTTTATAGCCAATACTTCTGTGCTATCTAAATACCCACCCCTCGGTCTGGTTCCCATTGCTCCTGTGCGACCACGAAGCGAAGCATCTATACTTTTCTGTAATTCAAGCGCCTTATTGAGTAGTATGAGTTCATTTTCTTGCGCTGTAAGTTTCTTGGCTCCCACCGACAAGCGAATTAATTGTTCTTGCCTATCAATAAGTTTTCCATACTGTTCTGCTATTATTTCCGATGAATCTCGCTCACCAGCAAATACAGTCTGTAGACCTTTATTGATTGTGGAAAGCAAAGAATATCCACTTGAAACGGCGCCAATCCCACCCGATATTCCTCCAAATATATTTCCTGTATCCATCGCCTGTTTTAAGTCATCTACACTTGAGATCATGGCGCCAAGCGAATCTAATGCGCTCCCAAGATTATAGTCAAACTGCCCGACAAACTGCCCTAAATCCTGAAATGCTGCACCCATTTCCTTTATCTGGTTAATCTTGCGATCCATAACAACACCGGTCGCATCTTTTACAAGTCCGAGAATAGATTCAGATAGTGCTTGGTTCCCTTCCATCTTTGCAGCAGAAGCATACGCATTCAGGGTTTTGATATATTCCTGAATCTGTACGTTGTTCATTTTTCTGGTGTCTTTAATTATTTCATCGAGCATCAGCTTATTTGAGTCTACACGTTTATCATCAAGCAGCCCCTGTAATTGCTGAGTGCGTGCGCTTATGGCGTAGATTTCATCAGCATTTCCCTTGTGCATTTCCCGTATCTGACTAAGGCGCTGAATCTCCACCTGCAGGCGTTTCTCGCTCCACTGCTCAACATTCTGCATATCGTACATATTCAGGTCTTTGTCGAAATTCATCTGCTTTATTTCAGCATCCCGAAGCTTTTCAAGTCTATCTTCCTGCTGTTTGTCGCTGGCTTCAAGTATCAGTAGCCCGTATTTCTTCCGGATATCGAGTATTTTCTGCTGATATGTTTTGGTTGTCTCATAGGCTTCCTTTTCAAGTTTCTTCTGGGAGTCGAGATATTCTTGTGCCAACTGCTCTCTTTTTTCCCTTTGTTTTTTATCTGCTTCAATCTGTTTCGCATAAAAAGATTCATAAAGCTTTTTTATTTCTTCCGATTCTAAATATTTCAGTCTTTTTTTCTGTGATTCACCATCCGCAACCGTTGCTAGATCGGCATAATGTTTATGTATTTCTGCTGCTTTATCCTCATAAGATTTTGTAATCTCAATCATCTCACGCATTAAAGCCGCACGTCTCGTTACTTCAGCAGCAAAAGATTCTGGCGTTTCTGGTGTGGGCTTTTTGCCTGTCTTTAAAGTTTCCGGTAAATATATTTTGCGTACTTCATGCTCAAGTCTCGCTGATTCGGCAGCTATTTCTATCCATGATTTTGGTTCTTTGTCTATTACATTAAAATATTCAAGTGCCTTTTTTGTTAAATCCTCAAAATAAAAATATGTATCATCATACCAGTCATTGCCAGCATTGCGCATTTTAATTTCCGCATCAGATATTTTTCTGAGCGTAGATAAAAAACTGTCGGCTTCATCTGCTGTTTCGCCAGCTATTTTGATTAAAGTATCGCCAAAGGATTTTAAATCTGCCAAAACGTTATTGACCATTATTTTTATTTTATTTGTTGAACTCTTCTCCATTTTTGCGAATGCTTCATTTACGGCATCGGCGGAGTCTTCTATTTCTCTTAGTGTCCGCGAAAGTCTATCCCCTGAGTCTGTAGCAACAGAAAGCAAACCCGTTAAACCTCTAATATTTGGGAATAATTGAGCAAGTAATTCTGTATCTCCTTTTGTCAGTACCATGACTTCTTTTAAAAAGTTTACAAAGCCCATAGACCGGGCAGCCGCAATATTAAACTCAAATCCTGTTTTTCCTGCTACTAATAACAAATCGGAAATAAGCTGTTGTGCCTCTTCAGCTGGCTTCATAACAGCAGTAAGTATTCCGCGAATACCTGTCATCGCAATAGGGGTTCTAAGCGTCTTTACCGATTCAGCTACTACAGCAGAAAGCTCATTGAATGATAAGCCAGCCTGTGCAGCAAGACCCGTTACGGTGGTTATCTCTGGGCCGAGTTCCCTCATTGTCGTTTTGCCGAGACGCACAATGGTAAACAACTTATCAGAAATAGCCGCAGCATCACCAGCAGCCTCACCATACGCATTCATAACAGAGGTTACGGCATCAGCAGCCGTAAATGTATCTGTAACAGCCGCCGTTGCGAGTTTCGTGGAATTGGTTAATATATCGAGTGCTATTGCAGAATCATATCCAGCGGATACAATTTGGTATAGGGCTTTCGTGAGTACAACTGCTTTTTCTGGAAATATTCTCGACATCTCTATAATTCTTAACGACATTCCCTCATAATCATTCGTTACCATTTTTGATATAGTAGAAACCTCAAGCATGGCATCTTCAAAATCGCTGGAGAATTTATAAACAGTACGGGTCATTTTTTGGAAAACAACAGCAGCACCTATGGCAAGCGCACCAAATACATCCATCTTTGTAATAGATGATGCCAGCCCGCCAAGAATACCCTTTGCTTTCATCGACCCCTGTTGCAGCCCGGTATTGTCAATCCCTGTTTTCCAAAATAGCGAGTTTGACCCTCTTACATTTAGAGCCACTATGCGCTCCTTTTCCTTTTGATACCGTTACCCTTTAGTTGGTTGGTGCAAGCACCCTCGTTGAATATATCCCACCGGAGAGGAAGGCGATTCTCGTTCATACGAATGCCCTCGTTTACCAACTTCCCGGCTCTGTCATAATTGCCATCGGCAAACTCAATTATTGAAAGCAGGTTGAGTATCTCAGGCATTATGACCGCTGTATTCGTTGAGCATAACATCTCATACGGATTGCCCTCTTGCTTGAAGAGCAGATACGCTTCCTCGAATAGCTCTCTTGCCCGTTCAGTCCGGTTCAATTCGAGATAGAACTGTCCCAAAATGAGATATTGGGATATGAGCTTATTTGAGTATTTGAGCGATTCTTTCATTGTCCGTTCTGCTCCATTAACGTCTTTCAGGAGGCAGTACGAGCTTAAGACATTAGTAAACACCTCCAAATAAGCGAACCAACCTTCATGATATTCAACCTTTCGCATTAATTCAATCCAGTGCTCGCCCTTTTCGACAACACTCTTGTGATCCCCACAGGCATAAAACGTCTTTATGATGTGCGTGAGAATGTGTAGATCATCTGGATTCTTGTCATATTCAGCCTGCAGCATCGGCAAAGAGCGTTCTTTCTTTTGCAGAAACAGGTCGGCTTTCTCAAATTGGTATCCATAGTGATTGAATATCACCTTGTCAAGAAACAGGTACGGCGCATCCACTCTTGGCTTGTTGTGAATAGCGAACTGATATACCGGCTCGCCTGTGTTCAAAAATATCCGTGCCTGAATGACCTCTGCAAACTGGTTCGCCTGCATTGTGTAAAAGTTGTGTAGCTTTATAAACAGCGTCTTATTCACATCATATTTCGGATTGAGTATCGCATCCTCAAGAATGTATAGGCTCTTTTGAGTCAGTTCTTCATCAGCATCGACTATCATTATTCGTTTACCGACCGCCTTTGCTATTCCGTAGTTTCGTGCATCCGAGAAGTTCCACGGCGTGAATTTCCTCCGATAGACTTTATCGGTATACTCATGGGCAACCTCTACCGTCCTGTCGGTGCTTCCGGTGTCTACTATGATAAGTTCAGCCCAAGCCTGGTGGAAAATAGGCAGGAATGAATCAAGACAGCGTTTTAGATTGGCTTCTTCATCTTTGACAATCATGCAGACGCTTATTTTAATCTTTTCATCTATCATCCGAGCAATCCCCCAAGTTCTGATATGTCGTTAATTTCTTCCCCATCATGTTCCGGTTCGCTTTCATGTTGTGGTATTGACATCATTAACATTGTTAAGTTCTTCCATGAGTATTTCCAGAGAATATCATCCATCGGGAACCGAAAATATTTGATTATCCCGCCTATGATTTCCCAATAGTTTATTAAGCCACTTTCGTTTCTTTTGCCACCTCGACGAGATTCAGTCTTTTCACCGAGGCGGAAGATGCCAAAAAATCGGTAACATCCATCTGGACTATAACAAGCTGAAGGATTTTCAGCAGTTCATTAGATGTTAAGTTGTTGTCAAGAAAGCGGCACAACAGCCACTTCTTTAATCTGCTCCAGGGCGTTACTATTTTACGATTCAGGATACCAAGAGCAACCACTTCTATCATTTTATCTTTGTTTTCGATTATATTTTGCACTCCCACAGCGAAAAGGTCTTGATTGTCAAGCGCCTCTATATTCTTCATTGTGAGTATTATTTTCGAGATATTATAGAGCGTTCCGAGGTTGACCGGATATATCATAAACTTTCGGGGTTTATTCCATAATGTCTTGCGGTTTGGTGTAACCTCGAAATCAACTCCATCCTGAAGTATTGTTCTGATAACTTCAGGTGCAAGTTTTTCTGGTGTTTTCTCTTTTACGTCGTCTTTTACTTTTTTCATTGTATTCCCGTTTCATTTTTTGTGGGGGTTCCTGCTCAAGCGAATGATGAAAGGGGGGAAGAACACCCGCCTAAGTCAGAAACCCCGGGAATTAAACCTGCGTTATTTTGCAAGGTGTGATTTGTACGCCTGAATTTGGCTGCATTACTGCCAGCGCAAACGTAAGCGATCCTGTATCCGTTCTTGCGAATTTAAGATCTCCACCGACAGCCATTGCCGCCCGTGGTATCTCAAACTTGAGCTTTTTGCCGTTAATGGTTTTTGAAGTAACTTCAATAGCCCGCTCACGGATTGGATAGGCGGTCGTAGGGGCGTTCCAAATGGTTGTAGTGCCACTTGTGCCTCCCAGACCAAATGCAAGCGTTGTACGCCCCATATCCCGTAATGCGAACTCTACCGATAATTTCATACCTGTATTGTTCAGGATAACATCGGGCGTGTCTTCTTCTTCGATCATAATGTCGCTCTGAGTAGGCGCTGTTATGACAAGATGTGCGCTATCGGGTACAACATTACCGATGGTAACGAGGGAAGCAGTCCCAGGCATCCAGCCGGTTGCACCGACAACATCGCTAACACGTATCAACTCAAGCCCCACCAGGCGGACATTAGTTTTTTTACCTAAAGCTGACGCCATATTCCCACCTCCTATTCCTGTAAGATTTTCAACGGCGTTATTGCGGTTGAAGAATTAGGTTGCATTATGTTGAATGTAAAGTTCAATGCACCCGTATCCGTTCTTGCGAATTTAAGATCTCCACCGACAGCCATTGATGCTCTCGGAACCTGGATGTGTAGTTTTTTGCCATTAATGGTTTTTGAATACATCTCAAGCGCTGTTTCCCTTACAGGATAAGCAGTCACCGGAAGATTAAACACTGCCGCCGTCGCTGCGCTTGTGCCGCTGAATGCGAAAAACAGCGTCGATTTGCCCATGTCGCGGACAGCAAATTCTACTGAGTATTTCACACCGGCGCTATTAAGCACCAAATCCGGCGTGTCCTCTTCCTCAATCATTAGTTCTGTCTGTGTTGGGGCGGTTATAATCAAGTGTGCGCTGTCTGGAACCACGTTTCCGATAGTAACTATCGAAGCCGCAGTTGGCATCCATCCTGTTAATGTTGATATGTGATTACACACTTTTATTAAATCAAGCCCCACAAGCCTTATATTAGATTTCTTTCCCAATGCTGAAGCCATATCGTTTTCACCTCATTTCATGTTATAAATACTGTATCGTGCAATTAACTCGTATTGATGCATAGCTCATTCCAGCTTGATCCATGTCCTCCATAACACCCTGACTATTGATTGTGAGGTCGAGGTATGCTGTTGTGGAGCTATATGCCTCAAGTACAGAAATAACAGCCGATGCCATGGTGTTAAGGTTCGCATCATCGGGTCTACCGGGTGCGATGTCTGTAGCAAAGCAATTCACAACGACAACACCCTGCTGGAGGTCAATGTCTGCACTGCTCTCAATGGGAAGCGCCCCTACTGTGATATCTCTCAGTATCGAATTGACCGGCTTGCTATTTCGGTACACTGCGCCTGTAAGGGTAGTTGTAACCGTTGAAACATTTATAACCGGGTATAAGTTATCTAAGAGATCGAATGTTGTTTTCATATCAGCACCCCAGCAAGCTCTCTCTTCATATATTTCATCAGCCGTTCACCCTTGAACGATGCTCCGGTTATTACATCGTAGCTTTTTGATTCTACAGCCGCCGCATATTCCATGCCTGCGACAAGAACCAAAACCATACCCTTATTGTATTCTTTCGCAAGTTGCTCAATGAGATCAGCACTCTCATTTGGCATTTCCATTGAGTTTTTAACTACTCCGTCAAAAATAACAGCGTATCCGATTGAGGCCGTTAGATTGCCAGACTGGTCGGTGTATGTATGATTCTTTCTTGCGTAATTAACACACTTAACGCCAACGTATGATAAAACAAGGAGTGATTTCTCGATTTTATCTTTCGTAAACCGATCCACCTTACGGTTAATATCAGCCATTGTAAATTCAGGTGTTAATCCTGGCATTTGATCTCCACGTGCTTCTGATAGGTAAAAAGTTGTACAATGATATGCTCAATAGATGAAAAAGATAGTTTTGCTGTTTCCGGAATTGCCGTGTCTCCTGTGAAACGCTTGGAGAAAACATTCCAGTTATAGTTCAACACAGCACCGCCAGCACCGGTTATAAAACTGCCGCTTGTTGGCTGAATATCACAGATTATCGGTAATGAGTTAAGAGTGCCGGGAGTCCAAACGCCGTATGTGTTCGTGGTCCCAGCACTCAGCCATGTTATCGTTGCAGTATCTGGATATTTGCTTACCATAGCTTGTTATACCTCGAATCTATGGGTACGCTGATATTCGCAGTGAGAGCGCTCCACTTTCGCAGTAATTCCCTCCGTAGTGACATAAGCGCGCCTTTTGAATAATCCACATACTTCGAACCTTCTTTAAATGTAGGATGCGAGCATAGAATGAGATAGATGTCTGCCGCCGCAAGCTCAACGGACTTCTGATTTGCAATTACATACGTTGCACCTGTGGACGTAACCCCACGATCCAAGAGAGCCTTAGCGAGTAGATCATCGTTTTCATATTCAAGCATAGATTGTAATGCTGCAAGAATAGTCATTCTTTATCCACCATAAGTTGAGTGACTTTCCGTATCAAGAATATAGCAATCCCCAATTGTAGGCCATGACGGGAAAGCATTGGTTTCGCCAAGCGTTATTTCGGAAATCGGGTCACCCGTTGAAAACTTGCTCACGAGGATATGGCCCTTTTTAACTATAGTTGCCTGTTTTGGCGCGTTGGTTTCCATCGCAATCGGGCCGACAAGCATATTCCCAAGCGGAAGTTCAGGAGCAAACAATACATACCTGTCTTCGCTTGAGGAATTAAGCCACGGGTCGTATGATGTTTGACCGTGTGCCACTGTCTCGATTGTAATGGAGGTGTCAATCACTACGATCTGCGGCAATCCATGGGAGGCGAGCATAACATTCGCCTGTTCAAGCGTAGGAATGGGGCGGAAAATAGCACCGGCGACATATCCATATCCACAATAATTCTGAACCTGAGTGGATGTCTGGAAAGCAACGAACTTTGACAGATTCATCACGATATATTTGATTTTAGAGCCGATTGTTTTCGCCTCTGCGACAATAGTCTCAATATCAGTGATCGGTATGTTTGTAGAATAAGCGCCGGTCGTCCAGTAATAATTTGCAGCGCCCTCTACTTCCTTATTCGCCGTAGGAAGCTGAAAGTCAATTGCATCCTCAGTAACAAGTCCGGCAGAATTGGTTGTTGACAGGGTAATAGTTCCGCCTGCCATCGCCTGAATAGCGAGCCATTCCAGCCGTGCATTCACACCGTCAACACAAGCGTCAACATCACCAAATACAAGGTCGAGAAGTGGCTGTATTCCAGTATTAGCCATTGCCTTCATGACGTTGTAGTCATTGATGTCGGTTTCTTTCATTATTTTCTTCATACGAATAGGCGGAATATCGCCAGTGAGATTAGAGATTATCTTGCGGGTCTTTTCCGGTGCGCTTGAATTGTAGGATACTACATCAGCAGCAACCCGATTGCCCTTTGATCCCACCAAAGTCTCATACTTAAGCGTATTGACATATTTGATGGGGAAAAAGTCAGGATAGTACAGTCTTTCATATACACGATTTGTAAGATAGACACCAAGATTCGCTTTAGTGGCTTCCTTTAAAATTGAATGTTCCATCTAATGCCACCTCCTTATGCAAAACGGATTCTTGCGGTTAATGGTGTTTTTACGCCCTCGGTCGTGCAAGCAACCGGCAGAATGGATTCGTCAACTGAACCACGAATAACACCACCGGCGGTAATGTTCTGAAGCGTTGTGCCTGATTCGAGACGTATCCGAACAGAATCACGCAACAGACATGCTGCGGAGAATTTGACAGCTGCCAGGGTAGTCACGTCATTCTCGGCTTCTACTATTAGAGAATTAGTGGCAACTGAAGCATAATTGAACCCGCCACCTCCGGCAGTCATAACAATTGTGTCTTTGCCGATACCGTTGGTTTTTGTGCCAACAGTTATTGATGCTATTGTGGCGGCTGAAGCCCCACCATCGCGCATAAGCCACTCACCGACCTTGAAATTATGACCGGGAGAGTTAGGGACAGATGAACTCAACAGATAGATGGTAACACACGCAGCCGTATCAATGGCGTGCGCCAATTTACCGGTTTTAACCACGTTATATAGCCCTACCGAAGAAGCGCTTGCGGCAAGCGGCGTTCCGGGAAATAGAAATTTTGTGGTACTTGGAACCCTTGTGGTGCTGATTGTAACACCGCCCACAATATCTTCCAAGATGCTGAGAAATACAGGATTATACTGTACCTCAGTTTCTTTCCTCACTTGTAAACTCATTTTTTGTACTCCTTTTAAGTTGCGACTGTCGATTTGACAGCCGGTTCAGGCGATGATAGTTTGCCTGGGAAGTCGGGATTCTTTACAGCCCCACCCTTGCCGAGACTTTTCGCATAATCAGCAATCTGAGTCGCTTCGAGTGTTGCCCCTGCTTGTCCCTTTTTCACCGGTGCTAAATCCCCTGCGGCAAGTTTCGCATCAATGCCTGTTTGGTGGAAGGCATCCAGCTTTCCCTTAAGTGTTGCTACTGCCTCGGCGATTTTCTCCGAGTTTTCCGGTCTAACATCAGAAGCAAAGTCTTCTGGCAGCCCTGCTTTTTTCAGTTCTGCACGGATTTTTGAATCCAAGTCCCTCGTTGAAAGATTAAGAGTAAGACCATCAAACTTTTCCATGAGAGCCTTATTTGCATCTTCGAGAGCTTGGATACGTTTCTCTTCTGGTGTCAGACTGTCCTTTATTTTTGCCTCGTCCTTTTTCTTTAATGCGTCTTTTGCATCTTGTTTGAGTTTCTCGTCATGCGTCTTAATTGCATCCGTTACCCGGCGATCCGTCTCGCTCTGCAGAGCTTTTTTGAAGGCATCGTCAAGGCCTGCGGTTTTAAGCGCATCGGCAAGTTCCTCAGATGAATAACTCTTTGCTCTGTTCGTGTCCGCTTTGAGTTGCGTAATAGCCCCTGCGATTTCGTCCACGGTTTTCACTGTGATCTTTGTCCACAAGTCCTCACTCAACCCTGCTGATTTCAGTGCAGTTTTGATTTCGGATTCAAACATTTTTATAATCTCCTTTTGGTTGGTGTGTTGGGATTTGCTAATTGCCTCCGTACAAAATAGCGTTATGTCTTATTAATGCTGTGGTTGCTCCAGACTCAGAAATCCATTTAAACCGTATAGAATCAGCAAGCACCGTGGCATCCCATTCGAGCGCATAATTGCCGTTCGCTTTATATACAAGCGAATCCGCCCAAACACTTGTCCACTGCCCTTCCCCTGCCTTGATCTGAAGGGCAACACCAACGCTTGTTACGATGTCGATCACCTGAAAAAACCAAGCCACCCTTGAATATCTTCCCCCGATTGCCTGTGCTGTTGAATTTGCGGGCGCCTGCATGGTGGTCGTGTCGGTATATGCGATCCTGACGGCCTGTGAATGCCCTATCTGTGCACCAAACAAGAGCAATACCGCAAATACAATTACGATTCTTTTCATTTTTCCACCTCCCAAAACAGAAATAAAAAAAAGGGCTGAGAAATTAATCTCAGCCCCGGCGTGTTTCCGTGATACTGTATTATAGGTTTTGGGGTTTTTGAAAAGAGAACCCCCTATAAACTCTTATTTGTCTGCGCTCTTTTTTATCTCATTTTATCGTCTCAACTCTTTCGATGTGGTTTACCTTGCCATCCTCAAAATATATGGTTATTCGCCCGTAATAATTGGCTCCATTGCCGGATACTACGGGCTGTTTTGATACATTAGCCTTAATATTGCTTATAAATTGTGAGATGTCAAGCACATTTCTTTCCATATAACCTTCTATATAATTAATAGCAATTGTTTTGTCAAGAAGTTTATTTTTTATTTGTGAGCCACTTGGTAACGTATTTATGGATTATTATTTTCTCTTCATCCAATACCTCTTGATAAAATATGGTATCAATGAACTTTATTGCCCGATCATACGTTACTTCTCCACCAACTTTCCACCATGTTCTCCATACTCCCTCGCCGCATTCTTTTCTTCCTGATATGCACACCTGCCCTTGATTCAATGCCAACATTACCTGATCACGAAATGCCATTTGATGCCCCTCTTATTTTGTACCTGCCATAAATTCCCTGTGAGTTCGTTCGATCTCACTTGTGCGATTGAAGATGAACGTGTTATACTGGCAGGCTATGTTTATGCCGTAGATATTGATGTCAACCGGAGAAAAACCTATGGAAGCGAACAGCAAGAGAATTTCTTCAATGGAATATGCCTCGTCAACTATCTGTAAGCGCTCTTTTAGATGCACCTGCGCTTGTTTCTGATAGCGCCCGTCCGGGATGTTAAGGACAATGAATGTACGATCTCCAGAACAGCGATCAATTGCCAGCATAGCGTTATTTATTTCTTCTCTCTGGATATGTTCAAATACATCTACCAAAACAACGCCATCGAATATATATGGTAGGCCGCGATTGTCACGATATTTAACTTCTGTAATATCGCCAACTCGATATTTAACGTTCTTGTGTGCTGATTCCTTTTTCGCAAACTCAATTAGCTTCGGTGATATATCAACAGCCGTAACCTTCGCTCCCAATTGCCCCATGAACTGCGATGTGATTCCGGTGCCACAACCCAAGTCAAGTATGCTCATGCCTGCCTTAACTATCTGTGCAAGCTTGACCTTAATGCGGATGTGCCTGTCATTTGCTCTTGTGTGGTCACGGGAAAAATACGGGAGGCAAGCGTCATAAAAGGCGGCGATTTCAGATTGTCTATCAGTCATTATTACCCATCCTGTCGAATAGTTTTTCCCTGGCATCTTGTCTATTTGCGATATCACGCCAGAATTTACGCCGCTCACTTCTCTTGTACCCTGCCTTTGCCATCATACCATCGAGAGACTTCAGGACATACACGCCCCGACTCACCTTGCGCTTGAAATACCACTTGAGAATAGCATCCCGTATTTTGAGTTTCAGGAGTTTTTCTTTGAACCATATCCACAGGATAAAACGGGGGATTTTCATTTTTTCCCCTTCGTTCCTGCCTTATCCACAAGCGCTTTCAGTTGTTTTATCTGGTTTTCTATCGTCCAGCCGCGGTCGATAACGTAGTTGATATATTCAGATTTATGTGTCTTTTTGGGGTCAGAAATCAGATTAACAGCCTCGTTTACGGTATTATAAATCAAGTCTGGTGGATATAGTCCCTTCGCTCCGTTAAAGTTGTGTATGACCGGCTGAAGCCCTCTCGCCATGCCCTCGATAACATTCACTGGATGCCCCTCATGGATGCTCGTTGACAGGATAATGCCCTTGCCTTCCCAGAAAGCGTTCATGTCCGTAACATGCCCGTAATAGATGATGTTGTCCTCGATCCCCATTTCTCTTGCCATGTGTTTCATATAGATTTCAAGGTGTTCCTCCTGAAACGCTCCTGCGACATGAAGGCGATATGCTGGGTTTATCTTGACCAGTTCCGCCATGATCTGAAGAGATGCCGGGTTGCCCTTGCGGTTGTTCAGCGAACATACATAAGCTATTTCGTGAGGGTTGAGGACCGTATTCTGCCCAATTTTGTCAAGATTTACTCCGTTCGGGACTATCTTTGTTAAAACTTTATTTTCGATGTCCGGTATTTTTGATTTCACTATTTTCCTGATGTGCGGCGCAACAAACACCAGATAATCGACAAAAGACCAGTCAATACGCCCTGGCATCGGCGTTAATGATTCATAACTGTGCAGGCGGACAACACACCCCTTCTTTTTGAGGTCGTATATCTGGGTCGCCAAGATAGCAACCTCGTTAGCCCACTCGATAAAGACTTTATCAGCCCACTTGATTGCTGCAATGATCTCTTGTTGAGTTGAAATGTAGTATCGGCGCACCTGATACTCCGGGAACTTCTCAAACTCTCTTATGATCGGCTCAATGAATGTTTCAAGCCCCTTCTGACACAGAAACGCTAATTTCTTCTTCTTCACTGGATCCCCCTTAGTTCTTGTATCTCTTCACACAACCGAATAGCCGGGAGTGCGTCCGCGATTCCAAACCCACCGCCTGCAATCATATCACGATAGACTGCCTCGTGAAGATTCTCGAAACCATTCAGCAGGTCGATGTTTTTCCCGTTCACTTTGAATATTTTCTCTGGTTTCCCCTGTTCTATTGAGAGTGTGTATGTTACAGGTGTATCATTGTAGAATAACTGACCGCTTATTGATTGCCCGTCGTGATAATCTACAATGTTCGTTACGGGTTCCCCGAGCAGCATCAGAATGAGGTCGAAAAAGTGTATCCCGATATTCATTGCCAACCCACCACTTAGTTCATCGTTGCCCTTCCATGACTTTCCGTACCAGTTCCCCCGTAGCGTGCAGTATGAAACATTTATGCTGGTTATTTTCTCCTTATTGACAAGAAGGTTGACTATATCCGGGTGATACCTGAGTTGCATCACTGTTCGTACCTTGCGCCCTGTGCTGGTAGATAGTGCTAAGAGTATATTAGCCTCTGATACGGACATTACAATCGGCTTTTCTATCAATACATCATACCCATACGATAATGCATTGTATGCGAGTCTGTAATGTGTATTGTTCGGTGTGCAGATCACCACATAATCAGCGTAAATCTTCTCAAATACCTGTGTAAACTTTTTAAAATACTCCGCATCAGGAAAATACTTGTCGATCACCCCCACAGAATCATTCGGATCAACGATAGCTACTATTTCCCCACCTGTTGCTTGAATTGCCCTCATGTGCCGCTCTGCGATGTACCCTGCGGATCCTACAAGGATAACACGGTATGAATTACTCATTGCTCTCCCCTTCTGGTGGAGCATTAGCAGCAGCTTCTTGGTTGAGTGGTGAGGGGTTTTCCCCTCTCGTGTCTATGAATAATAGACCGAGAGGGAAATTCCTAACAGGTCGCAGAACCCCTTCTTCGTCAAACCAAGTTTGTTTCTGATCTCTTCAATTTCTGCGTGTGTCATGGGTTTCCTTTCTTATTGGTCAAGCTCATCTTCGAGTTCTTCGATGCGGTCTTTTAGCATCTGATTCCCTCTTTTCCATGAGTTAATAAATGGGAAAAGTTCCTTTGCTTGTATCTTCCTCTCCCGAATAATCTCCTTCGCTTCTCCGGGGCTTGACCAGTTCCGCCATGATCTGAAGAGCCGTTGGATTTCCCTTACGGTATTTGTTATTCACTGGCTTCCCCTTTTCTGCACATATTTATCCAAGCCAAATCATTTTCCCACACTAAGCCCTACTCAAGCATCTCTTCATTCGACAAATGTTTGTGTTGCTGAAACCATTCTCTGTCATACGGCTCTACTTTAAGGCAATTTAAGGCGTGTTTAGGCATACTTGCACCCTTCCGGTACGGTATAGTGTTGTGCTGTCTCTTTTGTGAAATTACGGCACATATCCGGTCTTGTCAAGTAAATAATGCACCTGCCGCGAGAATTTAACATGAGGCATCGGCTGTCAACGAAAATTGACCCGTCTTTGGGGTATATTGGTATGCGAGGGGCAACAATGAAGTTCTTCCCGTCCTTGCTTATGGTTACACCGTCATGGAGTTCAAAATACCGCCTGGGGTCTCTGTCGAGCGCGCTCTCGTACAGGGAAATCGGAACGCCGGTCGTATAAACACGGGCGGCATATTTTTTTGGTATACTGAGGCCAGTGCAGCACCGGCCGCCGCATTCGGCACACGATTCAAATTTCATTTATTCCCCCCATCGGTTCCCCACATCATTTTCCGGTACTCGTTGGTTTGCCAGTATTGACTAAACACTTGCCATACTTGTGTTGCAGTTAATTTATTGTGATCCTGTTTCCCGAATTGCATAGCCCATTTCATCATGCTTGGCTCAAAATTAGTATCCCAAAATGTTCCGCCAAAACGTTTAGTGGTTAATGTAGCTATATGAACCAGTATTTTGTCCACCTCACAATCCGAGAAATTGTCCATATCCCCGGAAACATATACAACCCCGTATTCCCATAATCGTGCGAATAAGCTCTTTGTATATTCTTCCTGCTCATCTACTGTTCCAAATTCCATTATTCCCCCTTTATTGGTTTAAAGCGAAAGCGTGGCAACAGCGAGCTTTTTCATGTGATTTCCTCATGGTTCGGAGTTGGGTAAGATCGGGGAAGATGTGCGAATGTATTGTTAAATTCTCCATCCGTCATTTCCCGTATCTCTTCCATTCTTTGATGGGTATATTCTTCCTCTTTGTCTGGATCGCCAAAGTAGGTGACTGCCTCTGCTGTTGGGAGTGTTCCTGTTTTCATGCTTTCTCCCTGTATTTCGGGTACAAGACCTTTTCGAGAGTCCTGATAACCGAATGACTTGCGGTTTCAATCTCGTCTTCTGTGGTGTACCTGTAGTTGGCGAGAGCTATCATTTCAGCCATTAGCAACTCAGTAGCCTCGTGGAATGCAGTATGTAATATATTGTTGATACCGTAGTCTTTCTGGCTCCACTCCGTTGACAAGGTTATGGTTGCTGCTCTACCAGTCAGATTTGTTACACACGATCCAAACGAACATTCTTCCTTCTCATGCCGGAAAGTAACTTCCCATTGCTTCAGCCCGTATATTTCAATCCACCTGCCGCACTCCGAAACGAATAGAGCGAAATCATCCTGATTCGTTATGATCTTTTTCTGTTCTGCCATTATGTGATTTCCTCATAGATAGGGATGTCAAAATGCCCTTGTGTCCAGTGGTAGTAAACTTGGTTATGGAAAGAATGCTTCCCGGTATGGTATATTTCATTTACAAGCTCGAAAAACTTTTCACCGCAAGGACATAAATCGCCAACCTTTAATTCTAACCGTTCAATCACCGCTTCGGCGCTCGGGTCTCTCCATTGCCCGATATACTTTGCGTGTCCGGGAACTATTTCGGATTCTGGAACTGAAGTGATGGATGTTGTCGTTGAGTGGGGTGCGCCGGGATGGAACTCTTTTATGCTTCTTTTTAGGTACGCCATTAGGTTTTCCCTTTCGGTTAATAGCCAAGTTTTGCCAAGAACTCGGTGCGTTTAATTTCTATCGGCATCCCAGTACAGCCAGCATCATACATTACTAAGAAGGTAATAATGTCCGTCTCGGGGTCGAATTGGACTTTAACCCCTATATCTCAATCATCCCATAATTCAAACTCTATCATGATGGGGTTTTCCCTTTCTTGGCATTTTCCTTGTTTACCATAACACACATCGCAATACCAATGAAATATCCAGCTATGAGACCGAGTAACAAGCCACAGAAGAATACAGCCATTAGAGGTTCCTCCTTTATTTCACCATTGCAATTTGTTTTTTTACACCTTTGACACGCACAGCCTCTTTAAGCGCCAGGTCTTCGGTGAAGTTGTCCTTCATCCAATATGGCGTGTTCTTGTATCCCTGTATGCGCTCGCCATTCTTCTTTAGGTATCTTGTCGCTCTGGATGGTATTCTGGTGGTGAATCTGCCCTGGTTAATCTCTCCGGTCTTAATGTAGTCCACAAACTCTTTCGGCGGCATTGTGTCGTGTGTTACGAAACAGATGCAGTTGGGATGCCAGCCCGTAAAATGAAAGCCCTTTGGGTAGTCTCCCGCCATTTCATCACAAATATCCGGGAATGGATGCGCTGGCGACAACTCAACCGTTACCCCGGTTACGAATGGCAGCTTACTATTTTGCAGATAGTCGGCTGTTCGGAATGCCATGTTCGCTTCGGTTGCTGCCAACCGGATAGCCCGATAATCAATGTTCTGCCCCTTTATCAGCTTCCCTTTGTATCGTATCGGGGAGCCTTTAACGTACCTGCTCAACTCCTTCGCCGTTTTCACCGCTGATTTGCCCTGAAGCACACCGCTCGAAATCAGCCCGTTCATCTCGGTTTTTACACCGTCTGTGATATTCCATACGCGCCCCGAGAGATTCAAGCCCTTATCTGAGCGATCCATGAAAGCATTAAGCGCTGATATGTTTGGTGACCGGAAGCTCTGATTCAGTCTGTCGGATATTTTGACGCTCGCAAGGTAGCCATCCAGCCCCTTGTTATTCATCTTATTGGCAAGCATCCACTGGTTGCGGATACCTGCCTTGCTGTCGCTTAGTAGCTGGTCGTGGAGGTCTTTCAGCCTGCCGTCCATGATGGAAGCAAAGCGTTTGCCTTTGACAGTTTGGAACCTGTGGGCAATATCCTTCATGGCACTATCAATCGTTAGGCTGATATTGCGGTTGCGGAGGGCAATGTCCCGGATGTGCTGTCGTTCAAATGCGTTCATTTATCACTCAAACGTTATAGATTCTATGGGTATCGGGCGCTCCGGCTCTGCATCAACAAACAACACCTTAAATACATCATCACTGTAAAGGTGAATGCCGTCAAACATCTCAACGATCCACATTCCAGGTTCAACACAGGATGACCAATCATCATAATCGTAAACGGTTTCAATGTAATACCGTTCATCTATTGAGGTGTATTTGGTCAGCTCATCTGGACGATATCTTACCGCCGGGTGATCACCGTCTTTAAACCACTGAGTAGCTTTGAATGTGTTGTTCTTGAGTTTTACTTGCATGATTCCCCCTTTTATGCCTCGTAAGATTCACCAAGACTCTTCAGCGCCGTCTTCTCGCCGCCCAATAGCTCGATATCCTTCTCTGCATCCACCACCAGCGGATTGTTACGTACCGCAGATTCAGCACTCATTACCGGCTCTCCACCTCTCGCAACTGACAGCGCCCCAATGATACCCTCAATGTCAGTCGGCAGAATATCATTAAACACAACGTCAATATCAGCTTCCTCAAGTTGCTTTTGCATTCCTACATCAGTAGTGCCGATGAGCGTTTTCATGATGCTTATTCTGCGCTCCATCGCCGGGCCAAACACCTCCTGCTTGTCCAGTGTCTTAAATAAAGCATCCGAAAACATCAAACGCAAGGCAATTCCGCTTATCGCAGCCATTCCCTTCACATTTTGGAAAGACAGGTCGGGCGTTTGTGTCATTCCATAGATAATGTCCTTCAGCATATCATATTCCTGCTTGATTGCTTCAGGGGCATTAGCCCACGCCTTAAACTCAATACCTCCAGGGTAGTACACTTTCCCGTTTTCATCTGTTTCTGGTTCAACCTGAAACACCTTGCCTGTATCTTCCTTTTTAGGCAGGTTAGTGACAATGCCCTTTAATTCAAGTGCCGGAGCGGCGAAATAGTCATTGGTATCGGCGAAATTGCTCAATAAGTATTCGAGCCTATTAATTTGTGTTTTGACTGATTCCCACTCCGGCTCCTCTTGTTCATAGTAAACTATGGGGATTTTACCCGCTATGTTTGATACCTCTTCGACAACCCACTCCCCGGAGCCTTTGGTTGCCCGGTAGATAGTGTCGGCAGTATAGACGGTTGTGTTTGCCTGTATTTTCCCTTTCTCATCCTTTGTCTCGTACATGACAGTGAAAGCATCCATATCACCATAGTCGTCATAGTGCGGATATATTTTATAACCTGTACTGTCGCTCAGCATAGCCACACGAATGCGAGCAGGGGCGTTATCTTTCGGAGGCGGTATATACCATAGCTCTGCCGCTTTGCATTCAATAAACAGCGCCCTGGATATGCTCTTGTTGAAGTAGTCGAGTTTGTTTTGCTTCCATACCGAATTAATTAATTCAAGCGCAGCGTCTCCCCCTTCGCTGTTGAGTATAAGCTTTACTGGTTTTCCGAACAAGAACGTGACAGCACTGTTGACAATACGCTTTTGAAACGGCACAGTCTCCTGGGCGTGCTTTACAATTCGTGAGTTCTCTGGTGTATCCCCAACAACCTTCGCTCTCCGTGCGGGGTCATCGAGAATGGCGTGCTCCCCCTCAAAAGCCTTTCTGTTATCGGGGATTTTATCGTCTTTGTCTTTCAGATCAATGGTCAATACCTTCAGCGCATCTTTAAACGACGTTGCCATTAGTTCTTTAATATCCATGAGATTGCCTCTACTTTCTTACACTGGCAACCCTAATGAGCGCCGGTCAAATGTGCCTTCTGGTTTCTTAGCCGCAAATGATATACCACTTAAGGCATATCTGAGAGCATCAATAAAGTGATTATTCTTATCCGTTGGTGTGTTCATGGCCTGCCCGTCTTTGTTGCGTTCCCACTGATAAAGTTGAAATTCGTTTATAGCGTCCTGGAGTGTACGCTCAATAATAACCTCGTGCTGCTGTATGAACTGTATTCCATGATTGACGCTACCCTTACCACCTCGTGCTGCTATTGCACCGGTTAAACCTAACCCCCTGAGTTCTTGTATCGACTTCGGTTCTGAGGGATCACAGCGCAGGACATCTTTTCCAACAATAGGAAGAACCAAGCGCCCTATTGCATCATTCGTTAGCCCGTATTCATACAGCGCATGAGTAATATATAACTTCTTTCCTTTTATTGCGCAACGGCAAAGTGCTGTCGGGTCGTTCGTATATCCAAAATCAAGCCCGTTATTATATGCTGCGAA